ATGAAAGGCCTAGGTACATTAGGTGCTGTTATTGCATCCCAAAAAGGAGCTGGCATGTCACCTAGAGACGAAAATAATGCCGTTGCTAAATGGAATAAAGAAACAAAGTACGGAAGACTACTTGGCATTAAGAAGTAATTAGGAGCCACCAATGACAGTCATTGAGTATCAGACAGAACAAAACCCCGTTATCTTGTGTTTGATGAGTGATTTACATATTGGTGGATTACATGTAGATTACAAATTAATTGATAAGGAGTTAGCTGACGCTAAAAAGCGTGGAGCTAAAATCCTTATTAACGGCGACGTTTTTGATGCAGTGCTACCCGGTGATCGTAAGCGATACCGCGCAAACAATCTTCATCCTCGTTTATACGAAGCTGGAGACGATATGCTTGGTGAGTCTATAAGGTGGGCGTATGAAATACTAGCTCCTTATAAAGATGACATCATTATGATTGGTGACGGTAATCATGATGATGCAGTTGCACGATACCACCACATAGAACCTGTTAAGCATTTAGTTGTAATGTTAAATGGAGCAGACGGTAAAATTCAATATGGCGGATATCACGGCTTCATTCATGTACAACTGCATCCTTACAGCGACACTCATTACGGACACTACGTCATTCACTATCACCATGGAGCCGGGGGCGCCGCGCCGGTAACTAAAGGTGCTATCACCTTCTCAAGGGCTGCTATGTGGATAGAAGGCGCAGATGCTATATGGCGTGGACATACGCATCATAGGCAAGCTGGTAGAGATAACAAGATAACCTTTAACAAAAGTGTTGTTGTACCTGAGAATAGAGTAATGACGCGGGATGTGCTTACATTGCGTACTGGATCCTATTTTGATACATACGTAGGCACAACTAGTGAGCAGTTGCTAAAACATGGACGCAAAGATTCATATGCTGCACTGTGGGATTCTCCCACTCTTCCTAAAGGTGGGCTTATGCTTACGTTAACGGCAGCACATTCTAGAGACGTGCGCGGTAAAGGCACTACGGTAGTCGTAAGAGATACGCTGGAGATTTAATGTTCTACCCATTCTATATAAATTCATTCCTTCTAGGGTTTGCTGCATGTAGTGCAGTGATGCTTATATGGCAGAAAGTATGTGATGTAAAGGATTACTTTGAATTTCGCGATTGGTGTGACAGTCAAGATATAGGTGATGATGATTTAAACAAATCTAATATGCCTAAGTATTTTGCTATGTGGAAATTATCGCGTCTTGATGGAATCGAAATTGTAGAGCACAAGGGAGATTATGATGGCAAGCGCGGAGAAGACTGATCCCAGTAAGTGGAAACGTATTGTAGCTAGTGTTAAGGCTGGCACTAAAGGCGGAGACCCTGGTGAATGGTCAGCTCGTAAAGCACAGCTTGCTACTCAGAAATACAAAGCTTCTGGTGGTGGATACGTTGGTCCTAAGTCTAGTGACAATAGTTTAAGTAAATGGACTGATCAAAAGTGGCGCACAAGTGACAATAAACCATCTGAAGGTAAGAAGCGATATCTACCTGATAAGGCTTGGAGCGGCTTATCAGCTGCGGAAAAAGCAGCTACAAACAAAGCTAAAGCTGCTGGTAACAAGGCTGGTAAACAGTTTGTTGCACAACCAAAGTCAATTGCACAGAAGACATCTAGGTATAGATAATGCCCTACGTTAACAAAGCACGGCCATACAAAAAGGAATATGAGCAACAGGTCGCCAGAGCCGAACATCCTTTGCGTATGGAGCGCCAAAAGGCTCGTAGGGCTATGGACGCTAAAGGCATTAATCGCACTGGTAAAGACATAGATCACAAGAAACCACTGTCTAAAGGTGGTACTAATGCTGCTTCAAATCTTACACTTAAGACACCATCAGCTAATAGGTCTTTTAGCCGTAATAGAGACCAAAGCATGAAATCAAATAAACCAAAGTGCTAACCCTATTCTCACCACAATTACCTACGGTATAATTAGTCGGGCCCCGGTGGTGAAACGGTAGACACGGCAGACTTAAAATCTGTTACCGCAAGGTGTACGGGTTCAAGTCCCGTCTGGGGTATGGAGAAAAAGATGGCAGCAACATTAAAGTACGTACAACCCGACGCAGAAGAGTTTATGATTCACCTTGCACGTGTATCATCAGACAACGAGAACAACCCTGATTATGAGCGTTTACTCAACTACTGCATGAAGGAAGGCCACTGGTCTGTATTTGAAATGGTAGATGTTGTAATGGAGATCTACACATCAAGGGCTATTGCAGCACAGATCTTGCGACACAGAAGCTTTCACTTCCAAGAGTTTAGTCAACGCTATGCGAATCCCGGAAAGATTGAATTAGACCTACCTGTAATGCGACGCAAGGGCAGCACAAACAGGCAGGGTAGCGTTATGTTTGATGATCCTGAAACCCAGTTTCAAATGGATAACAAAGCCTTGGCCCCAGTGTTGTATGCAATTAGGTCATATAACGACCTTGTTGATTCTGGCGTTGCGTTAGAGTCAGCTAGAATGATCTTGCCATTGTGTGTTGGCACACGCCTTTACATGAAGGGGACTGTACGCGATTGGCTGCACTATTGCCGCGTACGCATGGATTCTCATACTCAAACAGAACATCGTGAAATTGCTACTGATTGCTGGAATGTAATTAAAAAAGTATTACCATGCACCGCAGATGCGTTTGAAAAGTATTACCTGAAGGAAGACTAGGGAGTTTAACTATGTATATGTTACGTGTTGGTCGAGATAGTGATGTTGATGTTGAGTTAACGCCATCCAAGCGTTACGTTATTACCAATAAGAACGGTGAGTCTACGCAATGTGAAAACGTTGGCGCAATTACTTTGCTTAACACTGCTATGAGGAATGGGGTCAAAGTTCCCAATAAGTGGTTTATTGATTTTCAAAACCATGTTATTGGTGAACTTGTTGAACGCATTGAGGAAATGAATAACAAAAATGCTGCAGGTTGAATTTATTTGGAATGGAAAAGACAATGAAGGATTATTACCGATACGTAAAACAGATTTGTCTAGTGGCGTAGATCTTAAGGCATATATCGACAAGCGAGTTGTAATTAAACCCGGTGCTCGTGCGCTTATTGAAACTGGGTGGGTAATTAAGATTCCAGAAGGTTATGAAGCCCAAGTGAGATCTAGGTCTGGCATGGCTTATAAGTATGGAATATTTGTACTTAACTCACCCGGAACAATAGACCGTGATTATCAAGGCAATATCAAAGTATTGTTACAAAACGCTTCACAAGAAGATTTTATTGTTCTAAATGGAATGGCAATAGCTCAGCTTGTAATTGCTCCAGTTGTAATCATTAATCCAGTAGACGTACGAACTGGTGTTTTATTTAATGTTGATGAGCCATTAGCAGTGCGTGGCAAGGGTGGTTTTGGAAGCACTGGTGATTATTAATGGTAGACAATAGGCATTACGGAAAGCATCGCATACAGGCAATTGAGCTTGCTTGGGAATGGGATCTTACGCCTGAAGAATTCTCTTGCGTTAAGTATATAGAGCGAGCTGGTGACAAACCGGGCAACACCTATAATAATGACATACTTAAAGCCATTTGGTTTTTAGGTGCTGCATTATTTAAGGATAGACATAAAGCCCAGAAGCTTCAAGAGTTTGCATCTGGGCTTCTATCCAGTGATATAAAACCGTTAGAGTTAGATCCTGTGGATTAACACTTACAGTTTGCAGACTTACAGTAAGGGCAAGCCTTCTTCTCTTTTGCAGGAACGGACTTGCCCTTCTTCATACCCTTGGACATACCCTTTTTCATGGTCTTGCCCTTCATCATTGCTTGTTCAATCATTCCACGTATCATAAATCACCTCTGCCTCAATTATACTACTGTACACACCTAAAGCATTACCTACGGTATAATGCATATAGAGGAAACAATATGCTAAATCATGTTACATTAATTGGTAGACTTGTTGCAGACCCAGAACACAAGCAGTCAAGTAATGGTAAGGGTCTTTGTAATATTCGTATTGCAGTTGATCGTAAAGGGCGAGAAAAAGAAACAGACTTTTTTAGTTGTACTGCATTTGGTCAGACCGCAGATGCTCTAGGTACATACGCTCAAAAAGGTAGGCTCATTGCTATTACTGGAAAGATCCAGATTGACAACTACACTGATAAAGAAGGCGCAAAGCGTCAAGGTGTCAAAGTATTAGTTGATCAATGGACATTACTTGAGTCCCGTAAAGAACAAGACGGTCAGGCTCCTCCGCCAAATCCTAAGCCAGCTGGAAGTATTCCAATGGATGATATCGATGATCCATTTGCGGACTAGTCAAGTAAATTATTTTTAAGAGCTACGTTGTAAGCTTCAAATCTTGCTTTTGGTCCACTCACTCCAAGTTTCCAATATATGTTTTCTAGGTAAGCATGGATTGTGCGTGGACTTAAGGATAAAGCTGTAGCT